CTATTGAACAATCTATTATCTGGCGTAAGCATATGTCAAGCGTCTGCGACAGCTGCCGAACAGCCAGCAAATCACCCACCATCAAATCAATCAGCCGAAGCTGCGCCACCACCAGAACCTATCCCAGCCGCACCTGAAGTTGAACCATCACCTAATACGTCAACCGCTGCGCAGTCTGCAATAACTAGAGAACAATTACCAGCACCAGCTGGCGTAGCTGATGCTACACCCACACAAGTTGAAACAACTTTAGCTAATCTTCGTCGTCAACAGGTAGAACAACTGACAGTCGAACGATATAGACTGTCATTGCAGAGAAATTTTGAAAGCTCGTCTGAAGCTAGAGAATCATTAACTCGGCAGATGGGTGATATACAAAATAGAATTGGTGATTTGCTCTCCGGTCGATAATCCATTTACAATCTTGATAAATATGCCAGAAACGGAGAGCTTACATGGCCGGTGCTATAAAAACCCCAGTATATAAAGATTTTGATCTTAATATGAAGATGCACCCGGTTACTGGTAAGCTTATTATGCGTAAGAATTCTGACGCCGTGAAGCAAGCTGTTAAGTCTCTTATTCTTACCGACAGAGGCGAAAGGCCCTTTAGACCACTATTTGGGTCTGACATAAAATATCGTCTTTTCGATTTGATGGATCCCGCAATCGAAATGAATATAAAGTCTGATGTTGATTATGCCATCAAATCATACGAAGAAAGAGCAACATTACTTGGCGTTGGTGTTGATGCAGAACCCGACAGCAACAATTTAAGAGTAAATATTTCTTTTTCAGTTAGAAATTCAGAGGCATCAGCTACCGTCTCGTTGACATTGGAGGCCATACGATAATGGCAGCAAATAGTGCAATCACAGTAACTGGGTTAGACTTTGATACCATCAGATTAAATCTGAGAAACTTTATCGCGGGTAAGCCAGATTTTGCAGATTTCGATTTTGAAGATTCGGCTATCGGAACACTCATTGATCTTCTAGCGTATAATACGTATTACAATGCATTCTATGCAAACATGGCAGCAAATGAAGCATTTCTTGATACCGCGCAGATTTACGACAACGTTGTATCGCGCGCGAAGCTGCTTGGGTATTTACCAACTTCAACACGTGGGCCCACAGCAAATGTGCGTGTAACATTTACCACGCCAGCAAATTCAACATTTCGTACCATTAACATTGCAAAGAACACGCAGTTTAGAGCAACAGTCAATGGTGTATCATATACATTTGTTACGCCACAGTCATACCCAATAACTGCAAATTCATCAAATAGATTTAGTGGGTTCATTCAAGTAACAGAAGGTGTACCACTAACGCATAGATTTTTATTCTCTGCTGCCAATACTGCGTTTGTATTACCTAACGCAAATACAGACACATCAAGCATAACTGTCTCTGTCACAACTTCGGGTAACACCCTAACATATGCACAAGCATCTGATCTGAGAACCGTCAATTCAACGTCAAGAGTTTTCTTCATAGAACCTGATCGTAACAAGCTATACAAAATTAGCTTTGGTGACAATGTTCTTGGTAAGAAGCCCGCATTTAACAGCACAGTTGCAGTGTCGTACCGAGTTACAAATGGTACTAGAGCAAACGGTGCTAATAATTTTACAGCCGTAAGCACAGTAGGTGGGCAGAGTAGCTTTACTCTCACAGCCGTTGAGCGTGCAACAGGTGGTGCAGAAATTGAGTCAATAGAGTCTATTAGATTTAACGCACCTCGTCTCTATGAAACTCAAAATCGTGCGGTGACCAGAGAAGATTATAAGAGAATTATTCTGCGCGATAACCCTGATCTGTCAGCTGTCAATGTTTGGGGTGGTGAAGAAAATGACCCACCGATATTTGGTAAAGTCTACGCTTGCGTGAAGCCTAAGGTTGGGACTCTCGTATCAACAAATCGAAAAGAGCGTATTAAATTAAGCATTAAGCCATATAATGTGCAATCTATCGATCTAGAAATTGTTGACCCAACATATCTCTATGTTGTACCAACATTGATTGTCAGATATGACCCGCTCTTAACCACATTGCAACCATCTGAAATTGCGGTTCGCGTTGCTAATAAAGTCATAGCATATGAATCAACAAATCTGAATCGATTTGAAGGTAAGTTTAGATATTCTAGATTTTTGGATTCAATCGATTCGGCTGAAGATTCGATAGTATCAAGCACGGCTAAAATTGAAGCTCAAAAGAAATTCTTGCCGTCAACTACGCAGTCAAACACATATCGCATATCATTTAATCGAATGATATATCACCCAAGCGATGGGTATTTAACAGCAACGTCATCAACATCATTTACCATAAATGGGTTTACTGCTTTCTTAGATGATGACGGTAATGGTAATGTTCGTGCTTACTACGTATCGCAGGGCACAAGAACTTACATCAAGAATGTAGGCACAATAGATTATATGACTGGTTTGATAACACTAAACGCATTTCAACCCACATCAGTACCAACTGGTGAAATTGATGTTCGTGTTGAGCTTGATGATTATAACGTCACACCGATTCGCAATCAAATTCTGCTAATAGCTGGCGCAAAGATAACACTTATAAATGACAACACAGGGTCCATTGATGCTCGCCTTGATAGCGTTAGCACCGTTGGTAATAGTGCGACTCTGGGTGCAACTTCAATATCACAGCTGACGACATTCTAACATGGCAATATCAGGCGCCGAAGAGACATTCGTAAAATTATCACCGCTCATTGAGTCGCAGTTTCCTGCGTTCATACGCGAAGAAGGGCCCAGATTTGTTTCCTTCTTAAAAGCGTATTACGAATTTATGGAGCAGTCTGGGCAGGCTGGTAATGCAACTCGCAGCTTAATTGATTATCAAGATGTGGATCGAACACTAGATTCATTTGTTGAATATTTTCGCCGAGAGTTTATGATAAACATCCCAAAGGATGTTTTGGCTGACAAAAGATTACTAGTCAAGCATATTAGGGATTTCTATAGAACTAGAGGATCAAAATTTTCATATGACTTTCTATTCTATGCACTATTCAATAAGCAGATAGAGCTTGTTTACCCAGGTGATTATATCTTAAGAGCATCTGATGGTAGATGGGTAAGAGAGACAATTCTTAGAGTTGGTAACCCATATTCAACACTACCGACAAATCTTGATGGTAGAAATATTGTCGGTTCTATTTCAGGCGCAACGGCCAGAGTGCAAAAGGTCACTCGCGTAGTTGTTCTTGGTCACCCACTATTTGAATTGCTTGTTGAAAACGTTGTCGGTCAATTTGTTGATGGTGAAATGGTATCCGACGACTTAGGAAATAATGCAACAATTACTTCTGCATTTGGTAGCTTAATTGGGATTGAAGAAGTTGTTGACCCGGGTGCATTTCATCAGTCTGGTGATTCTGTTGTAATAACATCATCTGGTGCTACTGCATCGGCAAGAATATCATCAACAAATGATCAGGGCCCAGTATCATTCCGCATTAATAGAGGTGGTAGTGGTTATCGTTTAGGGCAGACTGTAATATCAGTAAATGGTGGGTCTGGTACGGGTGCGGCCGCAGTAGTATCATCTCTATCGAATACTACATTTGTTAGCTTAAATACGGATCAAATTGGTCCATTATCTAACGTGCTTCTTAATACAGGCCCAACATTTGTATCTCTTGGGACTAATACCGCAGCAATATTTGCAAATTTGGCAGTGGCCAATATATCATCAACGTTAGCATCATCTTTACACTTTTCAAATTCTGTTGCTGGTACAATTAATGCAATCTCGGTCACTAGTGTCGGTGTGGGTTACGTACCAGAACTACCAACAGTTGTGGCGCGCGATCAAATCGTATTTGAGCAGGGCTTGCCTGGTGAGGCTGGTAGATTTAAGGGCGATGATGCTGTTATCATCGCAGTACGAGCGCCTGGTGCAATTACTTCACTTGAGATAGTATCATCTGATGCATCATTTGATAAGTTTGCCGATGCTATCGTGGTAAATTCTCGCGGTACAGCATTGGTAGCAGATCAAAATACTGACTTAGCAGGAAATCAACGCTATACTATCAGAAATACAACATATAATGCTGATATCAAACCAGTTATTGCTGGTGTTATTACTCAGCCGGGTAGATACATTGATACTAAAGGATTCCTTAGCTGGAATATGAGACTACAGGATAATGATTTTTATCAGGAATATTCATATCTAATTAAAGTTACTGAAATTGTAGACCGATACAGAGATGTTGTTAAGAGAGTGCTACATCCATCGGGTTCTAAGATGTTTGGTAGCTATCAGTTTGTATCGAATACAAATCTATCACATAATCATAATATTCTTTATAATCAAGAAGCAATTTTACCGATTGCATTAAGTGTTGACAAAGCAACATTAAGATCGGCAAATGTGTTTATTTCGCAAGATTCTCAACCTACAGGTCTGACATTTAGCCCATCAGGTAAACGAATGTATATTATGGGTTTAAATAATGACAGAGTATATCAATATAAATTATCAACGTCATTTGACGTATCAACAGCAACTTATATGAATAAAAGTATATCGATTGCAAATACGTCAAATGCTGGACCCGGTGATAAAGACCCCCGCGAGGTTCAATTTCACCCTGAAGGTCATACAATGTATATTGTTGGTATTGATAGAGATACCGTTTATCAGTATTCACTTTCTACGGCATGGGATGTTTCTACAGCAACATATGCATCTAAGAGCAAAGACGTATCCGCCCAAGACACCAACCCGCAATCACTAGCCTTTAGTGATGATGGTGGCAAGATGTATATTCTTGGTTCTACAAATGATAGAATATTTCAATACACACTATCATCACCCTGGGATGTTTCTACAGCAACATATGCGTCTAAATTCTTATCGGTAGCAGCACAAGAAAACAGCCCACTTGCAATGGCATTTAGTAGTGATGGTAAGAAAGTGCTTGTTGCTGGTAGCACTAATGACACAGTTTATCAATATACACTATCAACAGCCTGGGATATTTCTACAGCAACATATGATAATAAGAGTTTAAGTATTGGTGCTCAAGAATCTGCACCTCACGGTATTGCACTAAGTATAGATCAAAAGAAAATGTTTATTGTGGGCACAGCATCCGATATAGTTTACACTTACCAAAGGTCAATCTAGACCTGATAAATAATGCGACTAGGAAAAGGTTCAAATGACAAATAGAATCACTCCATTCTTTCGTTTAAATACAGCCGATCAGTTGAAGGAATCATTTGATGAGCCTTCACCGACTCGGCTTTACATGTTTATGGGTGGGGTAACACCTTTTGCTAATGATTCATCACCACCGGCAGTAACAAATAATCAATTTACTACAGAATTTGATGTATATCGAGATATGGTTGCGCTAAAGCGAATCAATTCAACCGATATCATCTCAATTGCACCTCGATATAACTGGACAAACAATACTGTATATACTGAATATAATGATAGAACTGCAAATCTATATGATAAGCAATTTTATGTGCTTACATCAGAAAACAATGTCTATAAGTGCATAGACAATAATAGAGGTGCAGTATCGACAGAAGAACCGTCAGGTATTAGCACATCAGTTGTAAGCACAGCCGATGGTTATCGTTGGAAGTTTTTGTTTGCCATAACAACCGCTGATGCTCAGAAATTTTTAAATAGCAGCAATATTCCAGTTAGACAGTTAACAGCTAATAATGGGAGCGCACAGTGGTCTGTGCAGCAGGCCGCCGCAAACGGGACAATAGATCACGTTTTAGTCACGGCTAATGGTAGTGGTTATTTAAGCACTTCAAACACATTCTTATCTGTAACAAATTCAACAACAGTAAGATTGGCAACTAATGCACTACAGATTGA